CGCGTCGGGGCCTTCTATCGACGCTATGAAGGAAAGCCTCGAGGAGGTCCGGACGCGGAGCCGAAACGGCTGGAGCGGTGGATCGTGAGGCCCGAAGATTCAACCACACCGAACACCAACCGAGGAAACTCACATGCGAATGCTCACACTCGAGGAGGTCCAGAAGGATCTCCAGAACATCGCCGACCAGGTCGGCTCGACCGGCTTCGTTCAGGCGAAGGCTCTGTATATGGAGAAGGTCGCCGTCGTGGACGAGAAGGGCGAACCCTTGTCCGCCGATCAGGTCGAGGTCGTCCTGATGCCGAAGATGGCCGAGGACGAAGAAGAGAAGGCCGTCGAAGACGAAGAAGAAGCGAAGGCCGAAGAGGACGAAGAGGAGAAGACCGTGGCCCCGAAGTCGATCATTCTCAACCGTCGAAAGGCCGTCGCCCCGGCGACGAAGATGGCTCCCGCCTTCCATCGCCCGAAGGTCTGGTCGAAGGTGAAGAACTTCAAGGACGACGCCTCTGGCGACGCCGTGACGAAGGCCGCCCGGTTCGGTCACTGGCTCCTCGCCTCACGCGGGAACCGGAAGAGCCTGAACTTCTGCGACGCGAACGGTATCGAGGTCAAGGCTCACACCGAGGGCGTCAACTCCGCCGGTGGTTTCCTGGTGCCGGAAGAGTTCGAGAACGAACTGATTTCGCTCCGCGAGGAATACGGCGTCTTCCGTCGGAACGCTCGAGTCCGTCCGATGCAGTCGGACACCCTCCGAGTGCCTCGCCGATCTGCGGGTCTCACGGCTTCGTTCGTCGGTGAAGCGTCCTCCGGAACCGAATCGACTCAGACCTTCGAGTCCGTTCTGCTCGTCGCGAAGAAGGCGATGGTCCTCACCACCGTCTCGAACGAACTGAGCGAAGACGCCTTCGTGAACCTCGCCGACGATGTCGCGGGCGAAATCGCCTACGCCCTCGCGAAGAAGGAAGACGAGTGTGGCTTCAACGGTGACGGCGGATCCGGAAGCGGTGGCATCAACGGCATCGTGACCCAGATCGAAGCGGGAACGACCGACGTGATGTATCACGACGCCACAGCCGCGACCCTCGCTGAAATCAGCCTCGCAAACATTCACGCGATGATGGGACTCCTTCCCGCCTACGCCGACACCCCGAATGCGAAGTTCTACATGCACAAGGCCGTGTGGCATGGCGGCTTCGAGGCGGCCCTGACCTCCGCCGGTGGAACCTCCGCCCGCGAGATCAAGGACGGCTATCGGGGCCAGCCGACGCTCTTCGGCTACCCGGTCGAGTTCACTCAGGTCATGCGATCGGCTCGAGCAGCCGACAAGATCGGCGCGCTCTTCGGCGATCTCAGCCTGGCCGCTTCGTTCGGCGATCGTCGCCAGACCGAGGTCCAGATCAGCGACTCGGCCCTGAACGCTTTCGAGCAGGACGAACTCGCGATCCGTGGGACCGAGCGGTTCGACATCAACGTCCACGACGTGGGCGACTCGTCCGAGGCGGGTCCCGTCGTCGGCCTCCTCTTCTGATCCACTGGGGGAGCCGACTCCGGTCGGCTCCCCGTTTCACGAAAGACAACCATGAACCATCTCCAGAACATCAAGGTCGTGAACAACTTCGCCCCGGCTTCTCAGGCTGCCGCGGCAACGATGGACGCAAATACCGACACCCTCGGGTTCGAGTACGCGACCGTTCTCTTCATCTTCGGCGCCACCGCGAACGCTCCGGTCGCGATGAGCGTCCGACACGGCGACGAAGCCAACCTCTCCGACGGTGCAACCATCACCGGCGCGAACATCGACGGCGGAACCGAGACCGACGGCACTACCGCCGCTCTTCCCGACAACACGGACGACACCGTTCACGCCATCCACGTCGATCTTCGGGGGCTGAAGCGGTACATCGCTCCGGTCTTCACCGCCGGATCCGGTACGAACCTCGTTTCGTGCGTGACGATCCTCAGCAAGCGAGCCGAAGCGTCGAACGTCCCCGCCGACAGCGGCTTCGGGACTGCGATCGCCGTCTGATCTCTTTCTTTCCGGGTGGTCGCCGCTCTCGGGCGGCGGCTACCTTTCGCATGATCCAGGAGAGACCATGAAAGCCATCGAAGGACAAGTCGCCGTTCGACTTGCACTGAAGCCAGTCTTCGCCGGCGACAGCGCGACAGCGATGACCGGGGAGATCATCGACACGCAAGGATTCACCTCGCTCTCGTTCGTGTTCTTTCCTAATACTCTAGGCGACTCTCAGACCGAGGATATCAAGGTAGACGCTCTGATCGTGAACGAGAGCGACGCCTCGGATATGGGATTGGCGACGAATCTCTACACGCTCGGAACGAGTCCGAACATCCGAGGAGATGCGACCACGCTCATCGACGCGGATCCTTGCAAGACTGCGAACAAGCAGCCGATCGTCTTCAGCATCACCGACCTAACCAGGCGGAAGCGGTACATGCAGGCGTCCGCGATCATCGACCGGAATACGATTCTCGTCGGAGAGTGTTTCCTCTTCGACCCGCTCGAGTCGATTCACACCGACGCGGAGATCTGTCAGGCGAACGGCGAAGCGATCTATATCGGAGGGGCGCAACAATGAACGTCGCGACCGGAACAATCTTTCGAGTGAACGGAGCGGCCCAGGACTCGACGGCGAATTTCTCTCAGAACGAGGTCGATCTTCAGGAGGCGCAGTCGTTCTTCTGGGTCATGGGATGGTGTCGGGTAGCGACCGGGACTCAGTCGATCGTGAACTTGAATGTCCAATTCACCCTGAGCGAAGAGAACACGTTGGGCGGGGCCGAAATTACGAAAGACATCAATTTCGCCTCGCCATCTGGGAGCCTCGTGACGCTGACCACGGACGGCGGAACTATCACGATGCCGCAAGCCGCAGACGTAGACGACGTGGGAGACTTCGTTCACCGCGTGGTCTACGGCGAAACGAAGAACCTCGCGTTCGGGCCTAGTGGCGGAAGCGGCCGATATATCAACTGCTCATCGCGAGGAGGAGCAACCGCAGACAAGATCTACCGATGGTCGGCGGCGATTATGTGGCCGAAAAACTTCGTGCAGAATATGAAGTACATCTCGCGAGGAAGGACGGACAGTATCGTCGGCGCTGAAGGCAACGAGTTCTTCGAGCAGGCCGACGAACGCCTGAACGCTCAGGTCTCGGTCCTTCAAGCCGACGGCAACTTCTACCAGGAGTCGAACATCTGATGGCCGTAGGAACCCACGCGATCACCTCGCTCGAGAACCTGAAGGCGTACCTCTCGATCACCGGGACGACCGACGACGTGATCCTCGAGCGGTGCGTCGATCGGGCGACCGCCATCGTGGAAAGCCACTGCGATCGGAAGTTCAAGTCGCGGACGTTCTTCGAGTTCCTGATGCCCGAAGGGAACCGAACGGTCCGGACCGAGGAGTTCCCGATCGTCTCGATCGACACGATCTCGTTCGGGTCTCAGACCTCGTTCAGCATCTCGAGCGATACGGCCTCGACCGACGTGGTCGCGACCGTCGGCTTCGACGGCCTCACGCTTCGCCTCTACAAGGTCGAGAGCGACGGGACGACTACGACGGCCACCTTGGCCGCGACCTCCTACGCGACGACCTCGGCCCTCGTGACGCAGATCAACTCGAGCGTATCAGGCTGGTCGGCGACGCTGACGAAGAACGCCTATACCCGAAGCCTCTACCGCTTCGGTGGTCGAGGCGTGATCGACGCCGAGGCCCTGCTCGACTTCCCTCGCGACAACGTCTCCGAGTATCGCGTGGACTTCGAGACCGGGCGGATCCACATCACCGCGGACCGCTTCCCCGGAATCAGATCCGACGACGCCGCCGCGAACCGATTCCCGTCGGGGTTCTTCCCGGTGTTCGTTCAGTACACCGCGGGGTTCGAGACCATCCCGGACGACCTCGAGCAGGTCGTTCTCGAGGTCGCCGGGGACATCTTCCGCGAGCGGCTTCAGGATCGGACGCTCCAGGCCGAGAGCCTCGGAGACTACAACTACACCCAGGCGGCGATCGCCGACCTCCTGGCGGAGCGGGTCGCGAAACTCGACCACTACAGGGAGATCCGATGACCGTCCGAAGCCTGATCTCGAAGCACGGAAAGACGCTCACGATCCAGACGAAGACGGCGGGATCCGTGGACTCCTCCGGCGGTCGGGTCGAGTCGTGGGCGACCTCGACCGGGGCGACCGGCTTCATTCAGGTCCGGTCGGTCGGTGATGAAGTCGCGGGCGGGGCCGAGCGATCGACCCGGCGGGCGACGATCTACTTCAACGGAAAGCCCTCGATCTCGGTATCGGATCGGATTTCCTACGACTCGACGACGTGGGAGGTTTCATCGGTTCGGGTACCGCAGGAGCGATCGACCTCGGACGCTCTATGCTTCACGATCGTCGAGGCCGTGGAGGTCTTCGGATGAGCAGCAAGGGCGAAGGCGGCTTTGCCGCTCGTCACAACTTCGACGCGGCGAAAGTGACGAAGATATTCGAGGAGGAGATGACGAAGATCCTCAACGCCTCGGCGGAGGCGATAGCCGGAGGAGCGGTAGGGAAAAAGGTGATCGGAATTTCTAGCGTATTCAAGCACGACTCCAAAACAACAGGGAAGCCTTCGAGACCTGGCCAACCTCCTGGCGTTTTCAATGGCGTGCTTAGAGATTCTTTCAAAACTCGAGCAGCGAAGAAGCAGGGAAAGACGTTCCGAGTCGCTGCGGGAACGAATGTGGTCTATGCGAGGGTGCTGGAGTTCGGAAGCGACAAGCGGAATATCGCCGCTCGACCATTCATGAAGAAGGGAATCGCCTCGGCGACTCCGTACATCCGTAAACTCACGAAGACACTCGGCCCGAAGGTCCGGGCCAGATGCGAGAACGAAGCGGGGAGGCCCACTTGAGCGTCGATATCTCTCGAGCCTTCTACACGGCCCTCAGGGCCGTCGTCGCGGACGGGACGAACCCGGTGAGGACTTCGGTCGGCGACCGGATCTTCGCCCTCGAGGCCCCGGCCTCGTCCGCCCTACCGCTCCTGGTCTTCAGCGTCTCCGGCTCGACCTCGTCGAACTACTTCGACGGGTCCTCGATGGTCCAGGCGACGGTCGATATCTCGATCTTCGGGAAGACCGAAGGCGGGGTCGATGCTCTGGCCCTCATCGAGGCCCAAGCGTTCGCACTGCTCCACGACGAGACCGTGACCGGCCTTCCGAACTTCGACCGGGCGACGATCCGCTCGTCGTCTCGAGGGACTCCGACCATCGAGGGTGAGTATCTTCGCGTTGATTCGACTTTCATACTCGAGGGGACCGACTCCTCGGCTACCTCCTAAAGGATTCACGACATGACCATGCTCATCGGATCGGATGGGTCCGCGACGTTCCCCGACGGCTACGCCGCAAAACTGAACACGTTCTCGACGACGCTCACGCGAACGACTCAGGTCGTCACCGGCTTCGGTGACACCTCGCAGCGTCGGAGAGCGTCCGGCGTCCTCGACATCACCGGGTCCGCCGGTGGGACACCGATCAAGGACGAGGCGAACGCCTCGCCGCTCGGGATCACCGGCGAAGGCATCACCGGGACCGGGGCCGAAGCGGTCGCGCTCGTCCTGAAGTTCGCGGGGTCGGACGATTGCACGCTCGGCTTCGACGCTCTGGTGAACTCGGTCGCTCTGGCCGTCACCCAGGACGGAGCGCAGACCGTGACGTTCAACTTTGAAATGAGCGACGCGAATGGTCCCGATGTAGCCTGGGATGAATCGTGAACGTGACCCCAGCGAATCTCGCGGCGAACGGAATCATCCGACCGGCCTCGAGGATCTGGCGCGTCCGGCTCGTCTTTACTGACGGGACGGCGCGCGTGGTCTGTATCTCTCCGAGTCGCATCGACGAGGGCGAGGCGATTCTTCGAGCGAAGCGGCACGCGGGCATCATCGACGACTCGATCCTGGACACGGTCGAGGCGGAAAAGGTACAACGGGACCTCCAGGCCACACCCTTCGGCATGGTCACGAAATCCACGGAGGCCCGATGACGCCATATATCTACGACGGACCCGACGGCCAGGTCTCGATCCCTCGTCTCACGGTCA